ATGCCGCCAAGCCTTTCTGCAATTGTGTTTTGGGCTACTTTAATCCTTTGAAGGGGCAAGATGATTTGATCTTCTTGCTCCTAATTCAAAAAGAAAGCACCTCCATTATTATTGAATCCGGCTCCCATTGTCCATTTGCATAAATCGAGTGAAGGAAGGAAAAAAGATAGTCGTTTGGTGGCTATCTTTTTTGTCTAAAACTTGATACTTTTGAACTCCCGAAAAATCATCTTCATTTTATCGCAAAAAGTAGGTTCATAGAGTCTAAAAATTAGTCTAAAATTAGTTATACAAAAGATAGGTAACTTAAGACAAAAGGGAGTTCGTCAAAATGTTAATTGGTTACGCACGAGTTTCAACGGATGACCAAGATTTATCCTTGCAAATTGAAAAACTAAAAGAATACGGCTGCCAAAAAATCTTTGCGGAAAAACAAAGTGGGAACAAATCAGATCGACCTGAACTTTTGAAAGCGTTGGATTATCTAAGAGAAGGCGACACATTCGTCGTTTGCAAAATTGATCGTTTGGCTCGTTCAATAATCGACTTAAATAATATAGTCCAAGAATTAATCAATAAAGGGGTAAATGTACGATTTTTAAAAGAAAATATCGAATTCCAAGTAAATGAAAAGAATAATCCCCTTCAAGCTTTACTTTTTAACATTTTGGGATCGTTTGCTCAATTTGAGAGAGATATTATCGTGGAACGAACAAAAGAAGGCAGAGAAAGAGCCAAGAGACAAGGAAAACATTTGGGGAGACCAGGACAGGACAAAAAGAAAATTGAGCGAGCATTGAAGCTTTATCATGAAAGAGAAACAAATGGAATGAGCGTGAATGATATTTCTAAATTGACTGGAGTGCCGAGAAGTACAATTTACTATGAATTGAAAAAATCAGCAGAAAAGTTATACAATTAAGGAAAAAAATAACTAAAAAGGTGAGGAAATTGTCACTTGCAAAGATCCTGAAAGACCCAAAATTCTGGCTTGAAGTAATCATTTTCGTTTTGTCGCTAATCAAGAAAGGCGCAACCAAACAAGAAGCAGTTAATAAAGCAGCTAACCAATTTGCGGTCAATCCATCGGAGATTTTAAAGCGAATGAAATGATAGTCTGAAAAGACTATCATTTTTTGTGTTTATTTGGCCTTATTTCGGCTTTTAAGCCATCCTAGTAGTATTTTATCTAGGAAACTGTTTAAACACGCTTAGAAAGCCAAAATGAGCCAAATTTGGCTATTCTATGAGTGATAAAATGATTATTTTATTTTTTTGAGATCCTTTTTTACACTTTCAATTTGATAGATATAATTCAGCCGAAACACCTTCAGATGTATGAAATCTTTTATCTTGATGTTGTTCTACTCTAATCTTTTTACTCCAATCTTAAATTCGCAAAAAATTCGCAATCAACTCTTGTCGAAATGGTAGACTGATAGTAAGATGAAGTTAAGTTAAAAAAGAACGGAAAAAGAAAAAGGATCCTCAACGTGTGTAAGTAGTGCTGCCAACACTCTTACACCGTTCGCCGTACCAGCACTACGGCAAACACCTGTCGAGAATCCTCTTGCATACTTATTTGTATGCCTTTATTTTACACGCATACATCATGGTTGTGCAAGGGGTTAATTTTAGACGTTTAGGGCGTGTTTGCCAAAAGTATGGCGACACGTCCTTTTTCGTTTCCGGAAATTAGAAGGAGACGAAAAAAATGAGAAAACAAGCAATCGACATCATTTCAAGTCAAGAAACATTCACTAATTTACAAACTTTTGAGAGCGTTGAAGAATTGAATAAAGCAGTTAATTACTACAAGAAAAAATTCCAAGACAAATTGAGAAAGAATGATATTTTAGTTCTCGAACATCTAAAAAGACATTCTTGTAAATATTTTGGAGTTTCTTTTCAAACAAAAAACAACATTGCTGAAGCATTAGGATTGGTAAGAATAACCATAATCCGTATTTGTAAGAAATTAGAAAAATTAGGCATTATTAAACAATATGAAATGAAACGTAAATCAGACATGCGCCAAACAAGCAACGCAATAGTAATTCAACCAATACCAAAAAAAGGAAATGTAACACAAGATGTTACACAAGAGAGCCGCGAAAATGTTACACCAAGAAAAAATATTCTTTTTAAAAGCTCTTCTAATAAAAATAATAATAATAAAGTCAATAATAACGTCAAAGAAGTGGAATTTGATCATACATACTTGCCTAGTTTTATAGATCAATCATTCATTGAAACAGCAAAACCTTTTTGCAGTGCAAAAGAAATTTATAACATGTGGTTCTGGATCAAAGTGGCTTATAAGAAATTCAAATTAGATAAACCACTGTCAGAATACATGGAAGTAGTAAACAAAGCATTTAAGGAAACAGTTTTCCTATACAAACAAGGCAGAATTACCGATTCATTTAGTGGCTATTTCTATCGACTTGTAGAAGCTGCTTTTGGTGTTGAAAAAAGAAGAGAAAACAAACATTTACTATTCAACTGGCTTGAAGCATGATTTTTAATGAATAAGCAAGGATGACCAAAATGAGCAACCTGGAAAAATCAACGTTTCTAGTGAAAAAGCACTGAAAAACCTGCAAAAAGAAGGTTTTTATTATCATTAAAGAGGTGCCAGAATGTCTTTTATTGATAACTTAGAAATCATTGACGGTTATATTGACGGGGATCGGTTTTTCATGAAAAGCATCGCTGGATTTGCGGTGAATGGAGTTTATAAAGCTGATGGATTGCGCTCATTGGCCAGATTGATTCATGATGATGAGCCACTTAACCTTTTTGACGAAGAAAGAACCATTTTCGTTCCGGTTGAGAAAAATGAAAAATTAAAACAAGAATTATTGATGATTGCGGATACTCTGGATAAAAATGGTCATTAATTTGTAGCGTGATTTTGCAGGATGCGCCACGACCTATATCGAATATGTAGAGTGAGGTGTATAGGTCATGAATGGCGATAATACAGGAAAAGAATACGCTACAAAGGATATTGCCAACATGGTAGGTATAGCGGATTCTACGGTTAGAAAGTACGCTCAAGCTTTAGAAAAAGCAGGTTACAAATTCATGAAAAACGAAAATGGATCTAGGATCTTCACTTCTAATGACATTTCTGTTTTTCGTGAAGTAAAGAATCTATCCAAAAAACACGCTATGCCGGTTGAACGTATCGCGGAAATGATTGTACTGGATCAAAAGCAAACGACACGACACGCGGCGGAAAGCGATACACTCAAAAAAATCCCTTCAGATCAACAAAATTCAGGCGATATAGTGCGATATGATTCCCGATTCAACGAGTTAATGAATCAATTGAATAAACTCAACATGATAGACGATATAGTCAAAGAGCTTCAAGAACTCAAAGAGGTTAATAAACAACTAACGGAGCAAGTCCAAGAGCAAGAAAAATTCATCAAAGAGTCATTGGAGAAACGAGATCGACAACTCATGGAATCGTTGAATCAAGCTTTGGAAATTAGGCAAGCTAGAATCGAAGCTGCAGCAGCAGAGAAAGAGCAACCAAAAAGCTTTTTTGCACGACTTTTTTCGAAAAAAGGGCAAAAAAAATAAATGGTCGCCACTCAAAACAAGTGACGACCTAAAAATCTATGCAATATGAAGCATTCTGGCGCATTTATCTTTGAATTTATGTATAACTGCCCATCTAAATGCAAAATTCAAGCCCATTTTTTAACGATTTTAGCGTGTTTCTAGTCGTTTACCAATGATTTTTCCAGTATTTTCCATATAATTTCACACAAAAATCGAGTTTTGGGATGGTTGGTGTAAGCGAGGGGCCGCGCCGTATCGTTGGCAAGAAATGGAATTTTTCTTGGGAGCATGGGGGATCAATTTCATCACGAAACAGCTTTCACGATGATCGTATCGAACTGCTTATCTTGCAAATCTGGATTGATTTGAATAATTTGATAAGTTTTTCCTTTAAAAGTGATCGTCATATCATTAGTAATTTGATATTTTTGTTGATGTCTTATGATAAAAGTAATAGTATCCTGAAGCGCTGTACCAATGGTAGTCATAGATTCTTTTAAATATTGAATTCTAACACTAGCCCAACATGAAAAGATTGGCTGGTTTACCTTTATGGGTGTTCCATAATCATCTTTTGTGTTGACTACCTTGTTGAACGTGATCCTTTCTCTCATGTCGCCAATTTCAATAAACTTCCCCATTCATTCACTTACTCCTATTCGTTGATAGATTCATTATTCCAATTGCGGTAGAGATCTAACAAATCACTGAAAATGTAAGGCAGTTCGTTCTGTGTGCTATCGGCGCTTTGAATTTGCCGGTTTTCGTACCAGTGTGCCACGATAGCAAGCAAAGCAATTGTGAACTCTTCTGGGATTTCCTCGAATTCATCAAACTTTCTATTCAAGTAAAACTGAATGAAATTCTTTGCTGCGACAATCATTGTATTGATCAAGTCATCATCTACATTGTGATCAACGCGAAGATAACCTTTCACAAAATCCAAATCTACTTCATTGATCTTCATAGGATCTCACCTGCTATCGGCGTTCTATTACTCTTGAATTTTTCACACAATTGACTAAAATAAAAAATATCTCCGGCATCTTTTTTTATGAGGATTTTCGATAGTAAGGATTATATTTCTGAATTCATCCACTGTTGGACAAAGCGTGTGCAGGACACCTTTGTCCAAACCTCTTTTTACTTCAATTTGTAAAAAGGATTGATCGTGTAATACACGAAACTGTAAGACACTTTGCCTAATCCACGTTGTTGAAGCTCTTTATTAACCTTATTCCAGATCTTCTTTTTGGAGGTTGTTTTCAACGAAAACAATAAGACAAATGCTTCAGCTAGTTTGAACTTAAAACGCTTAGGATGGAACAAATCTTTGATAGATTCCAAAGCGCTGATATACTTCAGTATATTTTCTTCGGTTGTCACATGACATCACTCCTTTAACTTTGATGGAAAAAGAGAGCCACCAAAAATGATGACTCCCTATCCAAACATGTGAAACATTTCACAAGATTATCCAGCATTAACAGTTAATTTAACAACTGCTTGAGGATTGACAACTGCGCCATCCATGTAAGCGTCAAGCAAGAACATTTTAGATCCTTTAAGAGCAAGACCGGAATCTTGAATTTCTTGGAGACCCATATCTTGTTTAACAAGCACCGTATAAGCTTCAGTGATGTTACCAAATACTACTGGAGTTTCATTTGGAAGCGCATCAGTTGTATAAACAGGTAAGCCAAAGAGCGTATGCGTTACGACTCCATTTACAACTCCGTTTTGTAAATAATAATGACCATTATTGTCTTTCATTTTCGCGATTTGATTGAAGAAATCCCGTTCCACAATAAATGATGCCTGATCCAGAAAATCTGGATGGATACCAAGATACAAAGATTGCAGATCATCCAAAGTCACTGCACCAGAAACATTGACATTGGCAACCTCAGCATCATTAATGATCCCCTTGAATTCTTCTTTTCCATTTCCTACTAAAATAGCTTTCTCAACTGCTTTAGCAACACGACGAGCAAGCAGATTTTGAACGTAATCCGTAATGCTAACAGCACTATCATTAATCAATTGATTTGTAATTGTGATAGCTGCACCAACACGTTTTTGTTGTAATTCCACAAACTCTAAACCTAGTTGTCCTTCAATGACATCTTGTCCTTCACCAACAAAACCAGCAACAATTTGGTCATTTTCTCGTGCAACTTTCAAGTTTCCAGTAATGGAAGTGAATTTGCGAGCTTGTCCAAACACTGGGGAAATTTGTTCCATTTTCAGTACAATTTCATTAGCAACATTTTCTGGAATCAAAGCGCCACCGTCTACAGTTGTATTCAAGGAGCGAGATTCACCACGAAGGATTTTTTCAAATTCTTTAGCGTCAGCATTTTCAGTGATTTTTATCATTTTTTCAACACCTCTTGTTTCTTTTTCAGTTTTTTGTCTGTTTTCTAAAACTTCAGAAGGGATTTTGACATCCTCAACCACGTCAATTCCCCTTGCTGCGATAGTTGATTGCGAATAAGCAGGATTCTTCACTACACTCACTTCAACCAATTCAAGATCTTCAATGGTTCTTTCATACACGCCATCTTCGCGAACATCCCAAGAATCCTTGAGAGCCACAAATCCAAAAGACATATTCCGCAAAATTCCATCTTGAATTAATTGATAGTAATCCTTTCCCCAACTTGTCGGGGCAATCGTGGCTTCCATATACAAGCCATTGTTATCTTCAGTCAGCTTTAAAGAACCATTTCTAGTTGAAGCCAAGATTAATTTGTCGTTGTGTTCGGCCAAAAAATCAATGTCGTTAGTTGCATTCTGAAGCGCTTTAGCAAAAGCACCTGGCGCGATTCTTTCAACAAATTTGGTTGTATTGCCAAGCACTTCTGACCATTCGCCAGTTTTATTGACATAGCCAGACACGCTCATTGTTTGTCCATCTTGGTTATCAACTCGGAATTCAATCTTGCTGTTTCTTAGTTCCATCTTCATTTGATTGTTCAACTCCTTTTTTCAACTCTTGGCCAAGATTGACTATTGTTAATGATCCTGTTTTGGGATCTCGTAGAACACTTCCAAGATTCAACTTGAAATAGTCATTTTCAACTTTTGGCATGTCCAATTTGGCGCGTGCTTCGTTAAAGGAGATGAGACCTTTATCAACCAATGTGGTTACAACATCAACTTTTTCTTTTTCTGTGGTTCGGAGAATTTCGGAAGTATCGAATCTGAAATAAAAGCCGGAGCGTTTTTCAAGATCGCTTAATAGTTCATCATTTAGCGAGGACTCAATCACGTTAATTAGAGGAGCAATGGTGTATTGGAGAAATTGAATATTTTGCATCTCCAAAGACGAATATTTGTTCGCATTAGAATTGATCATTGCTTCAGGAAGGTTAAACAAACGACAAATCGAGGAAAGTGTGGTTTTAGAAGTTTCATTGAGTTGGAGATCATTTGGATTTAATGAAATTGGCTCATACTCAAGGCCTTCTTCCAGGATCACAGTCTTTCCGGCCTTGCTTGCACTTGAGTAAATGTTTTCCCATGACGTTCTCAATCTGTCAATGGCTGATTGTGTTAATCTTGAACTAGCCTTCAAGATTCCAACAGGTAAGGCACCATTTTTAAGAATGTTCTTTGAGTATTCCAACTCGTTCAAAGCTTGTTCGAGAACGTCGGAGCCATCGACTAAAATTCCATCATTGCCAGCGTCAAAAATAATCAATTGATCAGATGATAGGGTTACAGTTTTCACCGGAGAAGAATAAACAAAATCAATTTTTCCAATGGTTATCCCGTCACTAGTGAATTTTTCTTCTCGAATTTTGTTTGCAGGTAAATAGTGGAGTTCATTTTGATTTGCCTTATATAAATAGGATTTGCCATACAGGAGAAGGTCTTTAACGATTAATTTTTTGATCTTATATCCAGTATCAAACTGATTAGATTTATCGTTTAACAATGTAATTCTTTGATCATTGATTTTGCTTACTTCGCCATTTGAATTTTCTTGATATAGATAGATCGGCAGTTGAGCAATGGAAGAAGTAATCAATTCAACGCAACTTTTCACAGCAGGAATTTGCATTGCTTGTTCTTCAGTTACTGAATAAGATCGACTTGGACTGATCAAAACGGATGAAAAATAGTCTTTTCCGTCGTTTTTGCTACTGAATCTTGAACCAAAACTAAATAAACCCATGAGATCACTCCTATTTGTTGCGGAGTCTTTAAATTTAGCGAAAAAAGTTTAAAAAAAGAAAGAGAGCCAAGAAGGCTCTTCAAAAGAAAGGATAATGAACATATGACATTGTGGAGGTAGAGGTGAACAAAATTTGAAATTTGAACTCCGAAAATTAACAATGAGGTGACTAATTTTGAAAGGATGATTTAATGGAAGAAAACAAAAGAGATAAGGAGGTTTTTTTGGAGATCGAACAACACGGCGCAAGCTCCAGAAGATGATGAAGCAGAAGAAAGAATATAAAAACCGTCAAAAAGACGGTATAGCAAAAACTGAAACGTTGGAGGAGTTTAAAATTTTGCGATTATCAGTTAAAAAAATAAAAGCAACCTTTTAAAAGATTCCCTCACTATTATTGTAGACAACTCGCGATTTTCAAACAGTTTTTCAAAGATTTTTTTTTAAAAATTGATCCCTCACTACATACAGTACACAACTCGCAATTTTTATGCACTTTTGGAGGAATTTTTTCTAAAAATGAAAGACAGCTTTCTTCGCTGCCTTACATCAAATTTCAAAATTGATCCAAGCTTTCAATAGATTCCGCATTCTTCTTGAAGGAATATAACAAGCCATAGGCTCATTATTTCTTATGCAACCCCTGAACAAGAACTGAATTAAATCAGAAACAGCAAGAAGATCCTCATCAACTTCAATTTCCCGATAGCCAAAAAATTGTTTTTCGTTTGGATCCATGAATCTATTAAGAACAAAAGCTATTGCTGTTCTATTTCCATAATCATTGATTGCTCTTGCATTAAAAGGGAGAAAGTTATCTTTTGCCCTATCATCTTTTTTATTTAACTTACATTTGGCATTTTTTAATTGTGGAGCATGATTTTTAAAGGTTGTCCAAATAAGTTGATCATTGGGAACTGGGTTTTGACTTCTGAAAAACGTATTCAAATTTTTTCGAAGCTGATCAATCTGTTCTTTTGTAGCATGTTCAAACCAATTTTTTGATAAAGCTTTGTCTGGATTATCTTTTTTATCAAGGTAATTAGTATTTAATCTGCTGACAGATTTCCCTTTTTTGTAATCCTCATAGACTTTGAGCAATTCCCCGATTTGCTTTCTTGGTTCTAGTTTCTTATTGTATGAGATCAACTCATAGCGACCTTTTGAATTTTTTTGAATCGAATATTTCTCATAGTCTAAATTGTGAAGATCATAGTAATATCTTTGGATTTGACCATCAAACAAGTAAGTCAGAATAAAAACATCTTTAAATGAACTGAAATTAGAAACAGGCATTGTCCAAAATAAGATGCAATCATTGTGCAAGTATAGATTTTTTCTTTCACTTAACACCTTCAAATCATTGAATTGGCCATCATAAAGCTTATCTTTCCAAATGATTCGACCTTCATCATCAATAGTAATGACATTGTTATTTATAAGTAGTCGAATATCATCTTTGGAAATTTTTTCTTTATTTAAGACATTAGCAACCTCATCCATAATTAGTGTGTAATTGGAGCATTTAATCATTGAAAGAATATTATCGTCTAATCGTGCAAATAATTCATGAGTCATGACAATATTGTAATTTTCTTGGACAAGTTCTCGAACATGTTCAATTTTTCTACCTCTGCCCATTCTGACATCTGGTTCAACAAATTCAGCAATAGTTTGTTCTTTGATTCTTTCAATTTCTTTCAAAAAAGGAGTTACATAGATGAAATGTTTATTTATATTTTCATTCATATATTGAATGGCGTAACTTGTTTTTCCAGAGCCACAAATGGAATCAATTACTTTAATTGACATGCTCGGTTCACCTTTCGTTTATTTTTTTCGTTCTTTTTATATCCAATTGAATGAAAACGTAAATTAAACGAAAGATGAATTTGACGAAATCACTATTACCATAGGGCTTTTTTCTCGAAGCAGAGCTTCTCGAAGCTATCTTTTCGTTTGTTCTATTTTTAATTATTTTTTTTAAGGAAAATGGCTGAAAGTATTGATATATCAACGTTTTTAAACAACGTTTGCACAATTTTTTAAAACAAATAAGATCAGCCTGAACAAGCTTTACCAACCAGGGAAAGCTTGTGAAGAAAAAACCTATGTTAATAGTGCCATTGAATACCATAAATTGGAATGCAGAGAGACGCGAAATTTTGCATTTAATCATGACCAACATGGGTGATATGTTGCTAATTTTGTTCTACAAAAAATAGAACGAATATTCAAAAAAATATTCTTGTATCTAACCAGAGCGCCCTCGTGAAATACAATCCCACTATCAAACCAATACCGTCATTTAAAATGACACTCTTTTTTATTCATAAAAAAAAGAGAGAACGGATTTTTCGCTCTCAACTGTTTTAAAACGTCTTTAAATTCGCACCAGATTCGATTTTAAGGCTATCAAAAGAAAAGACTAATAGAAAAACTAGGAATCATTTTGGAACGTTTCTGGCGTGAATCTGGGCTTAAAAATCATAAAATTTGCCCAGATTGGCCATTCTCCAAGAGGAGGGAGGATATTGGTCAATCTGGGCACTTTGGGGATGATGAACAAAATTCAACAAATTCTCGCTCGATACAATCGAGAAGATAACAAGGATTTACAACCAAAACAGTGAAATCAATTTTTTAAATAACAAATTTTTATTCAAAAATCAACAGCCTAGAATGGCTCTTATTCTTTTTGGCAGTCGCCATTCTATGCAAAGGATATTCCTAAAAATTCAAAATTATGTTTAAAATTAATATAAATCTGAAAAGAAAAACTCGTTTATTTAATTTTTTATTGGTTTTTTTATTTAAAAATCATGAAGGGATGGGGATCATGAAAATCGGGGAGATCCTGGAACTCACGCAAACGGAAAAATTAAGCGATATTGCGAAGGAAAGGCTCACAATCGGAGAAAAAGCAGCAAGACAAGCGCTGAAATTGGCTGGATGTTATTCAATTAGTGGGAAACGTGGCTGGTTTTGTGACGACTCCAGCGTATTGGACAAATCAATTTATGATTTTGTACCAGAGCGAAAAGCAAAAAATGAGATCGAAAAGGCGAAAATGGAGGTTTCAACGACAGTGGAAAACAATACAATTTTAAAACAATCTGAAAATACAGAAAATAAACAAATAAATAAAAAACCCAACCAGTTTGAAAACAAACCGACCAAAAAGGTTACCTACGAGATTGAAGAAAACCTTCACGATCAGCTAAAAATCAAGGCCATTATGGAAAAAAGAAAAGTGTCAGAGATAGTCAACGATATTCTAAAAGCCGCCTTGAGTGAATGACCGAAGGCAAGTGATCGAGATGAATTGTCTCGATCATTTTTTTCTTTCTCTTTTTAATTCTTCAATATCTTTTTCAATTTGAATGATTTTATGCTTCAGAAATGCAGCTGTCAATTTCAAATTGTCATCTCTTTTGACTCCCGGAGCCAAATGACTCGTGTCATAAAACTCGTTATACATCATTTCTAGAAATTTTCATCTTTCACCATTCTCCATGTTTTTAACAGCATTGAACAATTCTTCCGCAGTCCATTTTTTGTCCATTAGTGGGCTCCTTTCTTAAAGAATCAAAAAAGATCCGAGTTCATTTTACATTTGAAAATTCAAAGATAAAATGTGAGCGAAGTTCTTCTTCAATTCGTTGTTCAC